TGCATCTGCTTTGATGGACAGCGACAAGATACAGGCTGCACTTCCGCAGATTACTGTGCCTACTGACTATGATGTGATGACTGCCGACATGGTAGCAGAGCAGCTAAAGAAGGCAGTAGATAGCAAGTTCAATCCTCTGATTACTTCAGGCATTGAGATGGACTATGTGGAGAAGTTGTACGGAGAGAATAGCATCCAGAAGACCTACCTGAAACTCCTGATCAGCCTTGATCCACTTCCATTCAAGTCTACAGATGAGAAGACAGTGCTGTTAGCATCTAATGGATGCTCTCAGCTGGACTACATCCTAAGTGCTAATCTTGCAGCATTTGTCACTCAGAAAGTAGAGGAGGATGCCACATGGTATGATAAACCATTCAGCCAGCAGAAAGCAGAAGTTTATGCGCTGGCAGCAGAGAAGCAGGCAGAGATAAGGGCTGGAGTAGTTCCATTAATGCCTGAAGGATTATGATATGGCTAAGACTCCTGAGCAGTTAATAAAGCAGATTCAGGAACTCCAGCTGGCAATAGAGAGCCGGATGGATGATGCTCTGCCAAAAGTTTTTTCAAAGCTATCTGACCAGGTAATTGACCTTGCCTCCAATCTATCACTTGATCCCAAGGACAGAGCCAAATCACTCAAGGAGCTAATTAAACTAAAGAAGGACATTGCTGACACTATTATTACTAACGCTCCTTATCAGCTTCAGGTTGCAGAGGTTATTAAAGGTTTTGAATTACTATCAGAACTCAGCAATGAATACATCACTCTGGCAATCGGCGACTTCAGCGATAAGAAGGCACTTTACAAGGCTATTTTAGAGACTAATATTGCCACAACTAAGGATGCTCTTCTAGGTGCTGGCATCAGGGAAAACTTTGGCACAGCAATTCAGGAAGTCCTAAAGGACAACATTGCTGGCATAGGCTCACGGTCTCAGCTTAACAAGACCCTAAGAAAGTTCATTGAAGGCACAGAGCAGGAAGCACCATTCTTGAACCGATACATTAAGCAGACTACCAATGATGCTGTAATGACCTTTAATGCCGAGTACATACAGACCATTGCTGATGACCTGGATGTTGAATATTACCTCTATGCAGGCACACTGATAGCTGACTCCAGACCATTCTGCCAGGCAAGAGCAGGCAGATATTTCACTACCGATCAAGTCAAGGCATGGCCTAATCTAAAGGGCTGGAGTGGGCGAATGGCTGGCACTAATAGCAGCACAATTTTCATTTACCGAGGAGGCTACAATTGCCGACATCAGCTCTGGCCTGTTGCCAAGGAGCAGTATGAGGCTGCTCAGGAGAAGGGAAGAGCAGGGTTAAGATAAAAAAAGCCCCGAAGGGCTTCTAAATTAGAACAGAGATAATTGAGATTTTAGACTTATGGCTGATTTTACATTTGCCTTTGCCAAATCAAAATAGCTTTCTTTAAGTTCAAAGCCTATTGCCTTTCTTTCCATTTTTACAGCTTGATATACTTCACTTCCTATGCCCATAAATGGTGTAAGAACTGTATCTCCTTTATTTGAGTAAAGATGTATTAACCTTTCAATAGTATCAAGTTGAAGCGGACATATATGCTTCTCATCATTATCCTCTCTTCCATTTCTAAATCCCTGTAATGTATTTCCATAATCAATATCCATCCATACTGGTGATGCATACTTCTGCCATAAATCTACCGATAGATCAGTATTAGTTACCGGATTTAATCTTTCTCCATCTTTTCTAAATATCATCACATAATCTGGAATGCCTACTCTGCTCATGGTACTATCTTTTTTTACCTGCTTATGTAACAATCCAAGAGCTTTTGTTCTTTGCATTTCTATAACTGGGTCTTTCCAAATTGTAACTCTTGAATGATATATGAATCCAGCTTCTTCAAAAAGATTTAAAATCATTCCGCTAAAATCTCTAAGTCCAATGAATCCTTCCTTACCTTTTTGAATCGGCAAATCCATACAATGAACAGCTACATTTCTACCATCCATTATTACTCTATAAAGTTCCTTAACTAAATATGAAAACTGAGTAAGAAACTCATTATAATCCTTTGAGTTTCCCATATCCTCAATATGATTTGAATATGTATATAATTCTGCAAATGGAGGACTAAATACACTTAATCCGACACTATTAGATTCTATTTCTGTAATCAGTTTTATGCAATCACCTCTTTTAATAGTGTACCATTCATTTGATTCGGATGATAAGTCATAAGATGCTGATTGCATCATGTTACCAGATAAATTTGCGTTGATAGCTTCGCTCATTTCATTTTGCATGATTTCAAATTGTTTTTGTTTATTATTGATTGATTGATTTACATTTTGCATTGTATCAGTTGTAATAAGATAGATGTTTACTTCATTTTTTTGACCAAATCTATAAGACCTTCTGATAGCCTGATATAGGCCTTCAAAGCTAAAATCAAGACTAGCAAAAATCTGATTCCTGCAATTTTGATAGTTAAGGCCAAACTGAGCTATTTTAGTCTTTGTTATTAAGACTCTAAACTCATTATTGGCAAAACCTAAAAGCATTTTTTCTTTATACTCTGGAGAGTCAGATCCTTTAACTTCAACAGAACCAGGTATAAGCTGTTTCAAAAGTTCTCCTTCTTCATTCTGCTTTATCCATATAATAAAGTTCTCTTCACTTGAATTTGCAATTTTGGCAGCTTCGGTAAGTCTCTCATTTTTTGTGATCCTTAACTCTTGATTAAAGTTAGTAGCAGATATGATTGCATCATTAAATAGGCTTCCATTATCTCGCTTTGGTGTTTTTATTTGTCTCTCATGTAAATTAAGAAGTGGAAGGTCATATCCATGAGCCGAGAATCCAATATCATGAGGCTTATTAAGCATTATTGCCCAGCTACCAACAAACTGATAGAATAGTTTAGTGGCATGACCTTTTAATCTCCATTTAGCTGTTTCTCCACCATCATGCACAAAGTACATGGCAAGCATTTCATTCCGGCTCATAACATCTAAAAATTCAGAATGATTGCCTAACTCCATTGGATCGTTAGGGCTTGGAGTAGCTGTGCATGCTAGCTTATATGGGGTTTTTGCAAAAGAGTCTATTATTAGTTTTTTAGTATTGCCTTCAAAGTTTTTTAAAATTGAGCTTTCATCAAGAACTATTCCAGAGAATATTGAACAATCAATATTATCAAGCTGCTCATAATTTGTAATTTGAATCGGAAATAGACTTCCATCATACTTACATATAGGGATATTAAACTTTTCTCCTTCTTTTATAGTTTGACCAGAAACAGCAAGAGGAGCTAAAATTAAAACAGGTTTTTTTGTTTCAATAGAAACCCTGTAAGCCCATTCAAGTTGCATAAGAGTCTTGCCCAATCCGCAATCTGCAAAAATTGCATACTTACCCGCTTTTAATGCTCTATGAACTATAAACTTTTGAAAATCGAAAAGTCTATCATTCAAAATTGACTTATCAACATCAAAACCAGAAAGGATATGAGTTTTCTGTTTTTTGCTTAAAAAGTCATTATAACTATTTAAGTCAATAGTGCCTTGTTTTGATTTTTTCATATTGGTTAGATTATACGCAAAAGTAAAAAATGAAAAATAACTGCAAAAAAATAATTCAATTATTTTCCCGATAGGCAATCAGCATCGAAATTGGCTTTAGATGCTTCTGCTCCACTACAAGTCTCTTGCCATGCCCTAAGTCCATCTCTACCAGGCATTGCTCAATTGACTGCTTACGGATGTATCCTAATATGGAAACCATTAATGCCTCCTCATTTACATAGCACAGGATAAATACATCAGCTCCTATTTCCTTGCGATTGTTAAAGACTAGCCTGCCTGTTTTATACTTGGTTGATTTGACCTGAATGTCATAATCATCCAGCATCAAGTCAGTGCTGCCTCCATCTCCTTCCATGTTAATTGTAGTGTCAAATGGCAGCTTTAGAGCCTTAGCGACAGCATATTCACCCAGAACACCTAATAAGTCAGCCTGTGATTGTGTATTTCCCCATCGAGCTACTGAGGGGCGATTAGGATTAACCTGATCTTTGAGAAAGTGCCTGCCTGTTGCCAGCACTTTGAGAAACTTTAGTTCTCGCTCTGTAAGAGTTATGTTCAAGGCGCATAAGGGGATACAATATTAACTCTAAAATATTGATATTTACCTAATGAAAAAGGCAAAAACAGGCAGCACTCCGGTTGCTAAGATTAGCTTCGGGAAGAGAAGAGAGGGCAAGCACCGGAAGGCCAGAAGGCCAAAGGAGGGCAATGTCAAAAAGTATAAAGGACAAGGAAGATAATGGCAGAGAAGAAGTATAAGACCAAGGTCAATGGCAAGACTGTGAAGTTCGGAGCTAAAGGCTACTCCATTGCTCCTGGAACTGCGAAAGGAGATGCTTATTGCGCTAGGTCAAGCGGCATCCCCAAATGCAAAGGCCAAAAGCCTTGCCCGAATGATTTAAGCAGGAAGGCCTGGGGATGTGTTGGTAAAAAGTCTGTAAAAAGTGCAGCAAAAAAATTCACTCGCATTAAGTAATTTTACAGAATGCAACTAAAGCATTTTACACTTTCGGAATTTGACTCTCCTGATGCACCTGGTTCTGGGAGCAACATGAAGCCTGCATTCATGCAAAGGCTGGACAATGCCAGAGCATTTGCCGGAGTGCCATTTAAAATCAATTCAGGCT